TGAGTGGCACTGCCACCTGGGGAACCAGTGGAGCCGGTTATCTGATCCCGCAGAAAATCGGTACAGGCACTCAGATTGCAACCATCTGCCATCGCGGTTTCGCGTATGCCGTAGATGACGTTGCAGTTCTGGCAGCTGGTGAAGATCCAATGCTTCACATCCGTAACCAACTAGCTGATGCCATCAACAAGCTGAACAGCGCACGTCTGTTCTCTCAGCTTGCTGGTTTGTTTGGCACTGCCCTGTCTGGTAACGCACTGGACTTGGGTAAGGCTGCTGCATCTGGAGCAGATGAGAACAACTTCCTCACTGCTGCTGCTGTAGCACGCGGACGTTCTCTACTTGGAGAGCGTGGTGACGAGCTAGATACTCTGGTGGTTCACCCTTCTGTGGGTTACTACCTGTATCAAGTTGGCCTGTTGACCTTCTCCACTTCTGCACTGTCCACTGGTGGTGCAATCACTTGGGGTGGCGGTGGTGTTGGCGTTGGTGCTCGTTCTATCGGTGAATTCGCCGGTATGAACGTGATCATGGATCCTCAGGTTAATACTGTGGCTCCTGGCACTGGCGGTCACCAGCGTGAGTTCTATTGCTATCTGACGAAAGCAGGAACAATCATGGAAGGCGTGCAGCAAGAGCTGCGGATTGAAGCTGACCGTAACGTGCTGTCTAAGCAGGACGTGCTGTCAGTTGACTACCACTCCGCGTACCATGTGATGGGTACTGCATGGGGTGGCAGCTTCGACAATCCGAACAACAGTGACCTTGCTACCGCTGGCAACTGGTCTGCGACTTACGACATTGATCTGGTTCCTATGGTTCAGATTACTGTCAACAGCTCGCTGGATACCAGCACCATCTGATCTTTCCTGATCGGAGCAAAGGCCCTACCATTAGGTGGGGCCACTTTCTTTTTTTGCTATGGCTGCCACGATCAACGCCACATTAAAGAGCGAGACAGCCAACAGCTTTGTGACGCTGGCAGAAGCTGATGCGTATTTTGAGACTACGCCTAGCAGCACGCAGTGGGACAACAAGCAAGACGACAACAAAAACCGTGCATTGATTTCAGCTACTCGTTGGATTGACACGTTAAACTTTTATGGTGATCGTTGTGATGCAAACCAAGCATTGAGCTGGCCTCGCAATAATTATCATGTCGATCGTGTTGAACTGACCTGTTCTGAGATTCCCAACGACATTAAATACGCTACTTATGAGTTAGCGAATGCTTTGGCCAATGACACGGACTCGATTACAGGGTCTACCGGCGATACGGGGCTATACAAATCCGTCAAGCTCGGAGAAATGGAAGTGGAGTATAACACTTCTAGTCAGGCTACTGGAACTGTCAACAACGTATTCGACGTTTATCCTTGGCTTCAGTCTTATCTTGGGGCTTACTGTTTGGGCGGTAGCGGTAGCTATTCTGTCCGCGTCGTGAGGGGTTGAGATGCCGGGAGCACTTGACAGTCTATTCAAGAACGTTGCCAAACAGGTTGTTGCTGATTTGGGTAAGTCATTTGACCATACGATCACGTACACTCGTAAAGCGTCTCCGACCTATAACACCAGCGCTGGAGCGCTAACTACAACAGACACGTCTTACTCGTTTGACGTACCAGTGGAGTTTGTTGCTGCTGAAGAAGAAGAGGGGCGGGAAGAGCGTAAGGCTCGTTTGTATATTACTCCTGATCAAATTGGAGACAATCAGCCTACGTTTGAAGACACCGTGACGTTGAAGTATGCAGGGTCTAACCGCGTTGCTCAGATTACAGATATTAAAACTTTTAAAGGCAATCAAGAGTATCTGTATCAGTTACTGGTGAGGTTCTGATGGCTAAAAGCGTTTCTGAGCAAATTAAAAGCGAAGTTGAGGCGCATCTTCAGCAAAGTTACAACAGGTTAATTGCTACAATTATGCGTCGATTAGCGACTAAAAAACGTAGTCCTGTTTATACAGGATTTTTTGCTTCGAGCTGGAAAGCCGATACGTCACCAATCAAGGCCGAAGATGAACTACAAGAGCCGTGGCTTGGTTTGAGCAAGGCAAAATGGATTGACCCTCAAAATAAAAGCTATAAAATTGACCCCAGATTTTATCCGCCTAGTAAAAATTACAACTACAAACGTCGTGTTTACATTGGCAATACCGCTAAATACTCGATTTACGCTTTAGAGGGCGGTAAAGTGCAGCAGTTTGTTCAGGGCCCAGAAATGAAACAACTGGTTGAGGAGGCGTTCAATGAGCGCACTCCTAGGATTTCTGTTGGGGGCAGGCAAGGCGTTGGAACGTTTGGCAAGATGGCTGGCAAGATTTACACTGGCTATACCGAGTTGTAGTTATGACGCTAGTAAACGCCAGAGCAGCTTTTGAAAAAGCAGTGACCGATGCTGTGGCAGCAGCAGATGCTACGGTGCTGATGAAATACGACAACGTTGCTTTTACAACGCCAGGCAAGACCAAAAAATATATTTTAATGAGTATCAGTTTTGGGCAGTCTACGCTCCAAAACCAAGGTGCAGCGCAGGCTTATTACGCTGGAACGATTCAGTGCAATGTTTACGTGCCCAAATCTGATGGAACGGCTGTGCTTTCAGCGATCAGCGAGTCAGTGATTAACGGGTTGACCTCTGTAAACGCTCCTGGATATGTTGACACGTTTAGCAGTGTTCCTCGTGTGCTTGACATTGTTGGGCCTACGTCGCTGGACATCGAGGATCGCTCACATTTTGTTGGCGTAATTTCTTGCGGTTTTACTGCGATCGCATAGTATAGTGTTGAGTAAACATAGGTTTTCAATGCGAGCTGCGGATCTGTTGCGGAACAAGTTTGGCATCAGCCAGCTTTACAAGCATTCTGTAAAAGTTGATGGGGAGGTTGTGCTGGAGGTGTTTTGGCATCCGTTGACGATTGCAGAACGAGAGTCGATTCAAAAAAAATCAGACGCTGACGACGCCAACGATTTTGCGCTTGGCATGATGATTCAAAAGGCTTTAGACGCTGAGGGTAAGCGCCTGTTCTCTGACGGAGACAAGCCAGTTCTTCGTCGAGAGATTGAAGCCTCTGTCTTACAGGACATTCAGCTTGCGATGCTGGCTTCTGGAACGGAGAATAAAGTGGAGGAAGCGAAGGCAGACCTCAAAAGCTAAAAACGACTGGTTTTTCATTTATGCGTTAGCGAAGGAGCTGGGCATGACGGTTGCTCAGCTTTCGCAAACGATGACGCAAGAAGAGCTGGTTGGATGGGCCGCGTTTTTTGAGTTGAAAAACGAGCATGAGGAGAAAGCAATGAGGGACGCGAAGGCGGCAAGCAAAGCGCAATCAATGCCTAGGCGGTAGGATTGAATAAGATTGCTGCTTTGCCGTGGCCAGTTTTGGGATCAACCTAGATTTAAAGCTTAATGGCGAAAGCGCACTTGACCGAGCAGTACGCGGTGCGAAGTCGCTTGAGAGCATTGTCAAGCGGCTAAGTGACAAGCCGTTAGACCTTAACAATATCGGGGGTGCGGCGAGAACAGCCGAGGGAAGGCTTGGCAAAGCAAGAACGGAAGTAATTGAATTTGCGGAAGCTATAAATAAGGGCGAAAAAGAACTAAGCAAGACAGAGGCAGGAATCCGCGAATATATTTCAGCTTTTACTCAGTTAGCTGCCAATACAGAGGCAGGAACGGGAACGTTTAATAAGTTTGTTGGTGTTATTGCTAAAGCGGAGCAACAATTAGATGAAATTGCACATGCTACAGAAAATGCACGAAGAAAGGCTTTAGGTCTTCTCAGCGTAGAAGAGGAAGCGGCTCAACTTGCTCAAAAAGCAGCGCAGAAAAAAGCTAAAGATGATGAAGCAAAAGCCCGTAAAAGAAATGAGAAAGCTATTGATAGAGAAAATAAACAATTAGAAAAATTAAACAAAGAGCGCAAAAAGGAAAAGGATTTAGCAAAGCAAAAAAGAGGAAGGCAGATAGGTGACTTGGCTGCAAGTATCGGCTTTCCCTTGTTGTTTGGAGGGGGCGTAGGGTCTGTTGCTGGTGGAGCTATTGGATCGCTTGCTGGTAGTGCGCTTGGATTAGGGTTTGGCGGCCAAATTCTTGGAAGTGCTTTTGGTCAACAGTTTGATAAGGCATCACAAGCTGTTACTGAGTTTGCAAATGCTGTAAGCAAAGCATCCACTTCAATAGACACGCTTATTGAAGCAGTAGGCGTTAGAGGTACTGCGACTGGAACGACTGCGCGACGTGCAGAAACATTAGGAATTGCACCGCTTGCGCGGGCCTCTCTTGGATCAGAACTAGAAAGTATTATTGGCGAAAAAGGCGTAGATAGTTTAGAAAAATTATCAAAATCTTCTGACTTAGCGGCAAACTCTATTTCAAAATTTGGCGCCAGACTTGCAGCTGGTTTTGCACCGATTTTAACAGCTGTAAATGAAACTATAACAAATATATTGGGCGGGGCTCCTGAAATTCAACGTTTGGAGCAAAAACGAGAAGATTTAAAAGGTTTAAAAGCAGCTGGCTCTCAAGGATTTGCTATAGAAAGAGTGGAGGGCGAAATTGCAAGACTAGAAAAGGCCGCAGCACCTGCTTTAAAAGAGAGAAAAGAGTTGCTAGACGCTATTGCGGGCGTAGAACGAGGACAGCTTGATATTGCAGAAAAAACAACAGCATTAGAAAAATCACGTCTTTCTGCTCGTAGGGACAATCTTGCAGTAGCTCAGGGCAATCTTCAAATTGATCGTCTGACTGAAAAGCTAAATATCATCAATCTTAATTTGCGAGGAGAAATTACTGACGAAAAAAGACAAGAATTGAAGCTATCAAAAAAATTAACTGAAGAAGAAATTAACGCTGCTAAAGCAGCCAGAGAAAATGCTCGTATAGAAGCAGAGCGTCAAATTCAACGAGAACAAATTTCGGGAGCCACAAAACAATTAGGAATGCTTCAAAAACAAAGAGGTATGGAGCTACAGTTTTATCAAATACAGCAAGGAAGATTTAATTTATTTGGCGAAGAAATGAAAGGGCTTAAAGATAAATTTGCTATAAACAAAATGACGCTTAACCTTGAAAATAAAAGAGCGTTAATTGGTGTAACAGAAGAAGAAAGAATTTCTTCTATAAACAGAGAGTTTGAGCTTAGAAGACGTTTAGCAGTGATGCAGTTTGCAATAGATGCAGCCAGATTGGAACAAGCCGAAGCTGCGTTTAATTTGTCTGAGATGCAGTTTGAACAAGAGTTAAAACTGCAGAATCTTAAAGCAGCAACATCAGCTCAGCAACAAATTAGGCAAACAAGCCCATTTGCGCGTGAGACAGAATTGTTAGATCCATATTTTGGCGGCAGCCGTCAGCTTGAAATAGATCAACAGATTGCTTTTAACGAGCAACTAGATCTTATGAAAACCAAATTAAAAGATGTTGTTGAGCAACAAGAAATTTTTGCTTTATCCCCAGCTGTCCGCAGAGGGTTGGAACAGCAAGAAAAAAATATTAAAAACCAAATTGCTAACTTTAAAGAATATCGACCAGCTATAGACGAAGCCGCGTTAGCGCAGGCGCGTTTTAACGAAGCATTAGCAATTACCGTTCCAGTAACCGATGCACTGTTTGACAATTTACTTGCAGTTGTTGAAGGGACAAAGACTGCGGAAGAAGCGTTTGCTGATTTCCTTCGCAGCATTGCATCGATGTTGATAGATGCGGCCAAACAAATAATTGCAACATACATAGCGATTGGTGTGGCGCGAATGTTTGCTGGTGTGTCGCAAGGAAAAGGCCCTGACCTTAGTGCGATTGAAAGCTATTCAGGAATTGGTGCCAATACAGATGTAAGTGCTTTTATACCAGGCAGAGCTAGTGGTGGTTCTGTAAGTGCTGGTCGTCCTTATATGGTTGGCGAACGTGGCCCTGAGTTGTTTGTTCCAGGCGCTAGCGGTAATATCGTTCCAAACCATGCGATGGGCGGCGCTAACGTTACTGTGAACGTTGATGCATCTGGAACGCAAGCACAAGGCAACCAGCCGAATGCCAAGCTATTGGGACAGGCGATTGGTGCAGCCGTACAGGCTGAACTGATCAAACAAAAACGACCCGGAGGACTACTCGCAGCCTGATGCCTACCTTTCCTTCTATCCAACCGACCTACAACACGGTCAAGAGCAGTCAGCCTACGGTGCGAAATGTCCAGTTTGGTTCGGGCTACTCGCAACGCGCCACCTTCGGAATTAACAATAATCCGAAACAGTATCAGCTAACCTTCAGCGTGTCAGAGACTGATGCTGACACGATTGAGACATTCCTTGATGCCAGAGCTGGTGTAGAGCATTTTGACTTTACACCACCAAACGAATCTGCTAGCGCCAAGTTTATTTGTCAGCAATGGAATAAAACTATTTTATTTGCCAACCATGCTGAAATTAGGGCAACATTTGTGCAGGTGTTTGAGCCATGAGTTATCCGTTTTGGACTGGCAATCAATCCTATAATGTTGGTGATATTGTCAACAGTAATCCACCGGCTGCAAACGGAGCGTTTGTCTTTCGATGCAAAGTCGCTGGAACGTCTGCTCCAAACAAACAAGATGATGCCACTGATGAAATCAATGTAAATCAGCCTAACTTCCCATTAGTACTATTTGAGACTGTTGTTGACAACACTGTTACATGGGAAACGGTAAGCGCTGTTTACGATGAGCTATACAAGCTTGAGCCTGATGCAATTATTGAGTTATTTCATTTGCAGTTTACTCTTGCAACAAATGGCCTTGACGATAATCTTTATTTTCATGCTGGCACAAACGGCATCCCTACAAGCATCGTTTTTGGTGGCATAACTTACACTGCCGCACCAGTCGAAGCAGATGGATTTGAGAAAACAGGCAAAGGCGTATTGCCACGCCCTACCCTGCAGGTAGCAAACGTAAACAATGCAATTACGTCATTAATGCACCGCGCTACAAATCCGATAGATCCACTAATGGCGAAAGCAACACGCATAAGAACAATGAAAAAATTTATTGACGCTGTGAATTTTTTTGATCAAGTCTACATATATCAAGATGACAACACTGCAGTCACACAGGGAAACGACACCTTGGTTTTGGCGGCACATGGAACGGGGGACGAAACAGCAAGATTTCCTGACGAGATTTGGTATATCGATAGGATTTCTTCTGAAAATCAGCAACTTGTGGAGTTTGAATTAGCATCAAAACTAGAGCTTACAAATGTTTTATTGCCAGGCCGTACCGTTGTTGAGCATTGCCCGTATAGATACAGAGGGTCTGATTGCGGTTATGAAGGCGGCCCTGTTGCAACTGAAGCTGATGTTGCTACTAGCAATGCAAGTGAAGACCGTTGCGGTAAAAAAGTTAGTTCATGTCGGCTAAGATTCGCAAACACGACGTTGCCGTTTGGAGGCTTCCCTGGCGCAAGGATTCATGATTGACGCCAAGGCTCATGCCTTGCGTGAAACACCTGCAGAATCTTGTGGGCTTGTTGTGAGCGGTAAATACTTTGCGTGTAGCAATGTCGCAAAGGATCCAACTGCTGATTTTATTATTTGTCCAAATAACTACCTTTCAGCTGCAATGTCAGGCAAGATAGAAGCAGTTGTGCATTCACACCCTAAGGGTGGTCCGCCCAGCGAGTTTGACCGCAAAGCCTGCAAGGCTACACGGCTTCCATGGTTTGTTTTTGATGTACCCAACGACGAATGGTTGACTATCGCCCCCTGATCGGTCTGCCGTGGCAGTACGGCATTAACGATTGCTTTTCATTGGTGCGTCGGTACTACGAGCTGGCAGGTGTGATGCTGCCTGATTTTGAGCGCCCCAAAAGGTTAGAGACGTCTTCCAGCATTTTTATAGAGCAAGCCGGCGCACTGGGGTTTTGTGAAATTTCTCTAGAGGACATGCGAATTGGGGACGTGTTGATCATGTGTCTCGATACTGCCGCCCCAATGCACGCAGGCGTCTATGTCGGTGACCAGCAGATCTTGCACCAACGGATGAACTCGCTGAGTGGTGTAGAGCCGTTGAACCGCTATTATCGGATGAAGACTGCCGCCGTGTTTCGATATGCAGCAGACCGTAAGGCTGCTTGATTCGCTCGGTGAGCGCTACGGTGCGGAGCACACGTATTACAACTTGCGTACGCCTGCAGAGGCGATCAAGATGCTTTGCATCAACAGACCTGAATTTGCGCAGGAATTATTAGAAGCGCATAATCATGGTGTTTATTATCGAGTAATGCAATTTGGCTCAGACATGAGCTATGACGATTTGCGGTCACCGTTAGGTGCAAAAGATCTTTACATTACGCCAGTTATTGGCGGTAGCGGTGGGGGTTCAACAGCAAAAATTCTGCTTGGGGTAGCGCTTGTAAGCTTTGCAGTTTTAAGTGCTGGCTCTGGTCTTGGTTTTTTAGGTTTAGGCCAAGCTGCGTTTGCTACTGCACTTCCGCTTGCACAAGGCGGCGGTTTAGCCTCTGGATTTATTTTAGGAACCACTGCGTCATCGGTAATTGGGGCGATTGGTACATCGCTAGTTCTTGGCGGTGTTGCTGATTTGATTGCACCACAACCGCAGCTTCCTAAATTAAACAGAATGACTGGCAGGGGTGAGACATCTACTGGCAGTGGGCCGCAAAACGTAACTCGTGCCATGAATGGAACCCAATCGTATGCATACAGCGGCGCAGGTGCCAATACGGTAGGCATTGGAGCGACTGTTCCTATTGCATTTGGAAAAGTGCTAGCAAGCAGTCATTTGCTGTCAATTCAAGTGACAACTAGCCAAGACAAATCGTTCGGAGTGTTAAGAAATTCAATCGTTGAGCCCTCGCTAGAAAATGTTACTATAAATGGAGAAAGAATGCGAAATAAATTTAAGGCTGCGGGAGGGCTGCGGTCTAGGTTTTGGAGCGAAGATCAGTTAAATAAAGGAGGCGCTAATGATTCGTCTGACCTTTCGAGGGTAAACCAAACTGCTGGCACTAATAATGGCATCTTGGCTTTAAGAAACTCAGAAGGTGTAAAGCAAACACCGTCGCTGACGTTATTGCCTAATAAGCATTTTAAAAATACAGAAAAAAGAAGAAATTACCAAGTATTTCTTGAACTAGATCGTGGTCTTTATGATCGTGTTGGTGGCGAAGGCACTACGCGGGTTCATGGTTTTGTGACTTATAGAATTACGCTTACAGGTCGCAATGTGTCAGGCCCAGATCCGGTGCTGGCAAATGTAACAGCAACCGTTCAAGGTTTATTTACAAAAAGTCAAAAATTTAGATGGTGCCACGCAATAGAATACCCTAAATTTAAAGATGATGAAAATGATGCAGAAATTGAAACTAAAATTGTTGTGATTGACCATGACACGCATGAGCGGCCTTCAGGTGAAACTCAAATGAGGATGCAAGTTCGATATTCAGGCTATAATTTCTTTGAAAACAATTCGCAAAACAAAACCTACGGCTTGCTACAGCAATGACACTAAGAAGCGAATCTTCTATTCACATCCTTGATCTCCTCTGTGAAGGCACTATTGAAGGGTGGGGATCTGACGACAACTTAGTAAAAAAAGGAACGTTTTTGAACGAAACGCCGGTAATGAACGCAGACGGCACAGCAAACTTTGGCGCTGTAAATGTAGAGTTAAAAAACGGTACTTACGATCAAGACACGCCGCTGTATGGATCTACAGTATCTACGCAAACATCAGTGGGGGTTGAAGTTGGAGAAAACTATAATGAGCAAATAAATAGTAATGGTTTTATAAAAAATGGTGGCGCTGCTCGTTCTTATGGCGGAGGCTCCGTATCACGAACTATTACCAATACCAATACAGACCATTTTTCTTGCTTATTTAGCATTCCTAGACTTTTTTCTACTGCAGCTGACGGTCTAGCCGCAAATCAACTTTTTAACGCAACAATCTGCATAGAAATAACAGCAAAAGGGCCACTTGGAACGGTAAGCGGTAAAGAGACACGTATGCAAATAACTGGTATCGCCACTTCAGCCTATCAAGTGCAAAGTCCAGAAATTGAGATTAGAACACGTTGCGGGTACCCTTGCACTGTTACCGTTAAAAAATTAGACTACATTTACATTAAAAACGAAACGTTTACTGGAACGCGAGGAGAAGAATTTACTTATGTTCCAGCCGATCTCGACGGACCGGAAAAAGATACAGCAATTAAAGCTATTGATACGGGCAATTTAGATCGCGGACGTGAGGCAATGTTTGAGGCCAATTATCAGTCTATTGATGATAAGACAATCAAAAAAAGAAAGATTTCTCTGCAAAATGGACGCGGTAATCAGCTGATATGGCAAAGCCTTCAAGAGTCTCAAAAGGTAACCGTTAGGTACGCTAATACCGCTTGCGCGTCATTGACTATTGGCACGAAAGATTTTTCATCATTGCCTACTCGTGCATATCTTATTAAAGGAATCAAAGTGCAGATTCCAAACAATATGACAGCAAGGGACGATGGGAGCCTAGAGCGCATTGCGCAAACTGATTTCGACGGTACCTCTAAGGGCCAGGAAGAGTGGACAACATGTCCTGTGTGTATTTGGAGGCACCTGCTGCTTTCTGAACGATTTGGAGCGGGCAGCTTTGTAGGCGCGGAAAACGTTAGCTGGGTTGACCTGTATCCACTAATTCTGTACGCAAACGAGCTGATTACATTGCCAGATGGTACTACAGAGCCAAGATTTGCGTGTAACACTGTCGTGAGCAGCCAGGCTAATGCTTTTGAAGTTTTACAAGATTTTGCGAGCGTGTTTCGTGGGATGCTGTATTGGCAGACAAACGGCATTACTGCGGCCGGTGATCACGGTGAACTGGGTAAAACTGATGGTTCGTTAAGTGTTATCCCGCCTGTTCATGTTTTTAATAACTCGAATGTGGTAGGCGGCCAATTTGAGTATGAAGGTACCTCTGTCAAAGTGAGAAGCACGACTGTAAAAGTTCGTTATAACAATCCAGATGACCTGTACAGGTCTGACACTGTTTGCGTAGAAAACTCGTCTTTACGTGAAAAGATTGGGCATCAAGTCAAAGAAATTGTAGGCTTCGGCTGCACATCTAGAACGCAAGCAGCCCGATTGGCTCGTTGGGTATTGGCGTCAGAAGAGCTAGATTCAAACGTTGTCAAGTTTGCAACGGGGCTTGATGGTGCGGTGGTAGTGCCTGGCCAAGTGTTTGCCGTTTCAGATGAAATGCGTGCAGGCGATCGAATTGCTGGACGTGTTCGATCAGCTACAACAACAGCGGTTACATTAGACGCAAACGTTACGCTACCCAGCGGCTCAGGCACAGAACTTACGTGTGTGTTGAATAATGGAACGGTAGAGACTAAAGCGTTTGATCCAAGTTCTTCAACTGTTGCAAACGGTGTGCGAACGATCGTTGTAAGCCCAGCTTTTAGCGAAGCGCCCCAGCCGCAATCTATTTATTCAATTTCGTCTTCTACTGTTAATGAGCAAAAATTTAGGTGCCTTGCAGTAGCTGACAATGGTGATGGAACGTATGCGATTGTAGGCGTTGAGCACAACGATAGTATTTATAGCGTTGCAGACGTTGCAGGTAACCAGTTGTATGAAGAGCCTATAAGCACTTATACATCACGGCCATCGCCTCCTGAAAATTTAAATGTAACGTTTCGACCGGTTCAAACTTCTGGAAATTTAGTATTTCAAGCGTTGGTATCGTGGGACCGTGGCGCAACGGGCGTTACGACTGGTTATGAGCTTTCAATTACCACTGGAACGTCTGGGTTGCGCGAGACTTTGAAGGGTCAATACAAGGAAGTTGGCTCTGAGTTGTTTATATCGCCACGCGGTGTTTTTATTGCACAAGTAAAGGCAGTTGGGTTATCAGGCAGTGATTTTAGTAAAGAGGTTACTAAAATTGCACTTGCTCCTGATGCAGGTGTATTGCAGTCTGCAAAATTTATTCCGTCGGAAGACGTTGCGATTGTTCCGCCTGATATTACGGATTTGTCGGTGCGGATGACAAATGAAGTTACAGCGCAGGTCCAATATGATGAAGTAATAGACCCAGCTTCTGAGATTTTCAAAGTTGTTATTCGTTATAGCAAGACGGCATCATCTTGGGGGGCTACGACATTTGTTGCTGAGTTTCCTGCAAAAACGCAAAGTTACATGATTCCGTATCGCCCAGGAGTGTATTATGCAAAGCTGCGTGACATAAGAACAAACGCGCAAAGCGCAAATGCAGCGCAAGTTTCAGCATTAGACATTTTAGACATTCCAAAGCTTTTAGTCCAAGCAATGCCATATAACAGCGTGGTAAGCGCCGGAAGCTTTGTCGTTGGCACGCAATACGTTATCTATGAAGTCGGTAACACAAGTTTTACCGCTCTTGGTGCATTCTCTAATGCTGTTGGGGAGCGTTTTACGGCAACAGGTACTGGTACTGCGGGGCAGACTGGCAAGGCCAGGGAGCTTCTTGGCATAAACACTATTAGGGAAGACTTTCAACAAAAAGTAACTTCTAGTGGAAATATGATACCAGGCTCAAGATTTTCAGGTGTAAAAAGCTCTGAAGTTATAAAAAGAAGTGATGGTGGGAACAATCAACTAGTTTTAGGGCAAAGCATTTCCAGTATTACGCAAGTCCGTGGCAGCTATACGCAAAGCGGCACTACAATTACGATCACGCCGTCTTTCGGTTACAAGCAGTTCGATTTTGTCAATTTAAGTATTAGTGGGGCGGCTAGGTTGGACAGTTTTAATTCTCCATTTGTTGTTACGGCAGCAGACGATACAAGTTTTACCGTAACATCAAGCACGAGTCGCTCTATTACAACAGCAGAGAATGTTTTTATATCGCCAACAGTCACAGAGGGAACGTATTTTTTCAACAATCAGGTTGACATGGGCGGCAAGTATGAGGTCATATTAACTGCAGTTGTAAAAAACGAAACCGCTGACGCAAGAGGGATAACAAACACACAGCTGTATTTTAGAACTTCTGACACTGCTCCTGGTACAGACAATGTAGGGGACGAAAACCAAACATCTAGCGATTTAATTGTTTACGAAGATAATGACACGATACTGACAGAATCGAATGCTACTGATTTTACTGAATGGCAGCCTTTTACGGCAATATTTGCCACTGGTCGAGTCTTCCAGTTTAAAGCAGTTCTCAGCACCGAAATTCCATCTATTTCACCAGAGATCAGTGAGCTGGGC